GCATTGGTACCTGTTGCTACCTTGCTGTCTTCAGTACGATACAGTCCACTCAAGCCTACTAGGAAGCCCAAGTTAAGCATACCAAATTTCTCAGGAAATTCTGCTACCTTGTCTTTGCTATTAGCAAGTACAGTAAGAGTAGAGTCTTCGGGGTAGGCAGTAAATTTAGTACTGTCTGCTTCTTGTTCTACTAGGATCTCTTCAAAGGTTCCTAGGCTTGCGATGTTTTTTGCTACATCAAGCACAATATCTTTTAGCATTGTTGCGGTTCTCCAGTTATGTTACAAGTATAGTTTAATTTAGATTAGAAGTCAACGACTCGTTCACCGTTTTAAGAAAACAAGTCATCTACAAAGCCTCGGTCCTTGCTTTGGTTTAGGTCCCAATGCAATACACCTAGCAAGTTTTCAATCTTAGAGTCAATGATCTTTTCTTCCATTGCTCCATGATCAAATGGTAATTGCTTAAACCAATCTGGGAGGTTCAACTCGTCGATTGGATAAGCAATACTGTTAATTTGCATTGGATTGGATCGTAGCTTGCATACAATAGCCTTCTGGCCATCTGTAATGTCCATACTGCGTCTATCACCAAATGCTTCTTTAAATCGGTTCCAGTTAATGGCCGCCATGGCATGACCTACACCACACTTGCCTGTCTTCTTATAGACATCAGTATGCTTGGTCAGGTTGTTGACACGCTTGGGTGTACCCTTTTCCCAACCTGGTCGGCTCTTGAACTCCTCTCGGAACTGCTTGACACGAGCCATAACCTCATGCTCAGTCTTGCCTTCCAGAGTCATGGTAAGTGCTTCCTCTAGGAACTTTTGCATAAACTCAGGAGTGTCTGCTCGCTTCATATCAAGACCCATGGCCTTGAGCTCTCCAGTGCTACCATCTCGATCTTTACGCTTGCCTTCTTTATCATAGATAAGAACAGCATAACGCTTCTTAGTCATGTAAATGCCTTTGCTGGCAACTACTTCTCGACCAGCTTTAATAATCTCACCTTGACTGGCAGGCGCATTAAATGCATAGTTCATAAACGCAGGGAAGGTATCGTTTACCTGCTCACTGATAGCATCGTATAACTCGATAATCTTTTCTCTGCTCCAATCAATCTCGCCACGCTCAATTTGTTCTTTAAAGATGGGATACGCACTAAAGTAAACAGAGTCAGTGTCACCATAGATAATTGCCTTACCCATGTGATCCTTCTCACCAGTCAAGCAATCATTAACAGCACCTGCCATGTGTCTGGCAACAAGGCGTCCGCATAAGGTAGTACTCTGTCCTAAGCGTTGATCAAAGAATCTACTACCTGCGTTAAGCAACGCACCATAAGCAGAGTTCAAGTTAATCTTCTTAACCAGTTGTCGCTTGTCCCAGAAGTCAAACATATCTGTTCCGTAAGCTTCTTTGGCCTTTGCTTGTAATTCTTTACGCTCGGCATACCAGCGTTCCAGCAGGCCTGGAATAACACCTTTGGTATCATACTTGAAGATTGTACCATTGCCACTAATCATCAATGGTTGACCACCATGGAACACATAGTCGTATACTTCGGCGCTAGACATTTCTGTGCTAGTGCCATCAGACCAATCAACAATTTCGCTAGTGCCAATCTCACGGTTCATTACTGATTCGTATTCGAAGCAGGCAAACTTGCCCTCCCAAAACTCTGCAATGCCTTTGCCACTTGCAATAAACTCATCAATGCCAGCAAGTGTACGACTTTGACGAACTTGTCCTACAATGGTCTCAGGACTCATGTTTAACGCACGGATCAGAGATGGGTACAGACTGTTAATGTCCATGCTACCAATCCACTCATGCATACCTGCTTTGGGTACAGCAACATAAGCACCTGCCGCGGCATTGTCCTTTGCATCCTCGCTACGACGGGGACGATCTGGAACCACCATACCCAGTCGGTGAGCTTCATTAATAACAGCTTGATCAGTAACTGCCACAGCACCTAGTGTAGCACGAAGTCCAACAGTATTAGCATGACTAATAAGATTGGTAAGTTCAATAAACTTTAACTTGTCATCTAATTTTTTAAGTAAGATTACATCTTGTCGATTGTATGCAATAAACTTTTCAAAGTCATTGTTATAAAGCTGATCAAGTGTACCTTCATACGGAATCTTTTTCTCACCAATTTCATATTCGCCAATAGCATCTAGGCGATAGGTATGCATCTCATGATAGTTGTACTTGCGGTACAGTTCAAGATAGTCCAAGTGTACACGACCAATTGGATCGTATGTTTCTAATTCTTTGCCATATTTTTCAAATATGCGTTTGCCTGGATACTGATCCCATAAGCACAGTTTGCGAGTTTGCTCTCTACCAAGGATCCTTGTAATACGATTGGTAGTGTACGGAATATCAAAGCCTTCACTGTTCCAGCCAGATAGCACATCGGCATCATCTATCAAGTCCAGAAACATTTCTAACATTTCTTTTTCGTCTGAACACAAGATGGTATCACTAAATTTGGAAACAATATCCTTTGCCTGTTCGTCTGACATGGCATCGGGTTTTAAAACTAAAGTGATAGTTCGATCCAACCACATTAGGTGGGTAGTAATAGCAGTAATGTAATTGAACGGGTCGCTTGGTGGAGCAAAGCCTTTGACCTTGTCGTATGCAACCTCAATGTCAAAAAATGCAACATGAAGATCTGGTGCCTCCTGACCTCCATAGTTTTCTTCAAGGCAACGATTGAGCGGGCGGTAGTCGCTTTCGCACAATTTCTTGTTCGAATGAATGCGCCGTTCTTTATCAAAGGCCGCGGCATTACTTAGTAAGATGCGACTAACACGCTCGCCAGCAATGTTAGTAAACTTGCCTTTGTTATCTGGATAATAAAGAACATACTTGGCAGGATATTCTTTGAGTACTCTCTTGCCATCCACTCGTTCTACAACATGGATGATTTCTTTTTTCTTGTCAAAATATGCGTCAATAAACATGTATTATGTATTTCACTTTAGTAGAAGTGTTTAGCCAGTGCATCACGCAACCGCTCTGGGTCAACAGAAATTTCTAATTCCTCTAGGGTATTCTTAAACACATGCTCTAGGTTATCAAAGCGATAGATAGAGTTGTGTAAGCTCAAGAAACCGGCATGTTGAGCGGCCGCATACGCTTCCGGCCCCCAACCAAAGGTTTCATACAAGATACCTCGATAACTACGCCCTTCATCCAATTCACCCTTGCATAGCTTTTCAACGACTGCACAAAAGGCCCATAGCTGTTCTTCTGGTTCAAGGCTTGAGAAGTATGAGTTGGCCATTTGTTGCCAATTGTCAGCCGCCTTGGCAAACTCTCGTCCAGACTCGTGTAATGCATCCATTACTTCTTGTTTTTTAATATCATCCATATATCAGTATAGCATTATTGTTTGAGTTTGTCAAGCATTTCGGCCTCAGCATGTTCACGCCATTCCTTGAGCCAGGGACTATGATCACATTCGCGTACATGAGCCATTACACGCTTGCGGCCAGCACCTTCCATGGCCTCACCAATAAAGAAATGCATGATTACACGACCATGATGTTTAATCTCAACTATCATTGGGTCATGTTTTGAATTAGACCAAGTAAATTCTTCGTACATTATTTTCTCACGCCTGTGCAACTATAGCATAAATTTTACCAGCTAGGAGTTTTTCTTTACTCATTGCTTCTTGTTCCCAAGGCTGATCATAATACTTGGCTTTAACATGTTGTCCCATCCAAAATCTTTTTGTACGAACTGCCTTGTACTGGCCTTTGGCATATTGCTTTACATGAATCATTTCATGAGCCAGAGTCTCAAACAGTCGGTCATCTTTTAAGTTAGAGTCTAATAGCATCAGTATGTGTTTAGGAGCAATTTCACATACACTACCTTTCATGCCCAATCCGGATGCCAATCCTTTCTTAAACTGGATCTCTACAGTATACTTGCTACTCTCAAGTCTAAGTTCTTGTTTGTAAAGATGTGCAGTTGCGGTAACCAAGGCCTGCTTGCCCTTGCTCTTTGAGTGTACAACAATGTTCATAATTTTCCCCAAGTCAGTTTTAGTAAGGCTAACAGTTCTTGGTTGACAGTAAAGTCTTTACCAGGAATATGAAAGGTGGTCCTATGTGGTCCTGTAAAAATCCATTGCTCTTGATCCTGGCTTTCTATCCAAGAGGCAATTGAATCATTGACATGTACATTATACCATGTTCTGTTGTCTATGTCAACCTTGTCAAGTTGCATCCAAATTGGATCATCTTTGAATGTTAAGGTCCATTGCTGTTGTATAGCGGTCCTGACTATCATGTACACCTCAGTCTAAAAAGCATTGCTTCCTCTGGATCATTAAATGTTACTTCAAGGGCCGATTGGCCATTTTTAAATGTTACTTCGTATGCCGCACTAGGGCAATTTATGTTAAGCCAAATTTTTAAAATCTCAAATCCCGGATACGGTGGGTAAGTGCCTCTTGGAGTGTAGTATGGATAACACTCGTATATACATAGGTCACCAAGTTTCCAACTTTTAAGTATATCAACTGACCAATTATCTTCCATACTCCAAATCACGAGCCCCAGGTAAGTGCATACAACATTATAAATTGTTCTGCTTCTTGTTTACTTTTAAACTGCCATGTGTCGTAGCTGATTCTACGAGCCTGTGCATTTTTATCTGCCCATACAATAACTTCTTCAAATTTATCATGACTAGATCTTGTACCAAAATCAGTGGCTATCCATTCTGGTTCTGTTATTTCAACGGTATGCTTCCAGTTGTCTCTCCAGCGATAGGTTGCGCCGAATCCAATCATTGTAGTGTACCACCCCATCTCAGTCTTGACAGCATTGCATCTTCGTTGGATTTGAATGTAACTTGCGTTATAGTGTCCCAGGGACTACTGTTCAGATCACTTACATCAGATGTTTCCATAATCCACAAATCATCATCGCCATGATACATGTTAAAATACGAATATTCTGCCTTGGTGGTCATTACCAATGAGCTAATGTTTTCGCATAGCCATGCAAGCAGTTCTTCTTCATCAACATCTCCAAGATATAAATTAGCCATATTACATTGTACACTAAAAATTGTTGTAGGGCAAATATGCGTATATTACTTTTTTCAACCTGAAGTGGAGTTAACCAACATTAAAGTTAAGCATAAAGTACGCCGCCTCTTCTTTACTGGTAATGTTTACAGTAACCATTGGATTACCACTATTAAATCGTGGCGTACAGTCAGCAGTAGGACAATGTTGTTCCATCCACGCAATAAACTCATTGTGATTGTTGCAATAGACCCAACAATGCCAACCAACAACTTCCTCACGGAATTCACGGACTGGCATGCCTTTGTCTTTTAACAGTATATAGGGAATGTCATACCATCCATCTTCGTACCGCCAATGATGGACTGATACTTCTTGTTCCATTACGCACCATAGTATAGTTTAAAAAGAGCTACATCTTCTTTTTCTTTGAACAGAATGCGGTTTCGATATTGGTCATCCAACCAACACCAGTTGGAATTTTGACAAACATCAACACCAATACTTCGTGGAGTTCTATGATGGAATTCCCAATCCTTGTAGCCCTTGCTTGGTCCCCATGTGTTCCAGCACCATGCTCGAACATTATGAAAGTTAATTTCATTACTTTGACTTAACTCAACAAAGTACTTGAAATACGGATAGCCCGAGTATCGCTTGTCAAGTTTTCGAACTTGCATCACATCCACATTCTAATTAGTGCCACAGTATCAATAGTGACCAACAATACATAGTTGGCCAGCATGCCAGTACTTCCTCTAGTTTTACTTGCCCATGCAAAAATTGCACATTGCAAAATGAATAGGGGATAAAGAATTAAAAACGGAGGAGTTGGTACAGTAAGCATCATTGTAAATGCACAACCAATGCTTAAGAACCAGGCAAAAATTTCTAATACACAGCGTACTGGATTTTCTTGCCAATCTTCGCGAATGTAATCTCTTATACTGACAAGTAATTTTTTCATTATTGTTTATTTTTAGTAACAATAAGGATTTCTTCAACAGCGTCAAGATCTGACTGGTCCTTATCAAAGTCACCTTTGAAAGCTTTTGTAATAGCTTTGGTCAGGACTGCTGGTTTAATTTCCATTTCCTCTGCAATTGCCGCTACTGTTTCTTTTAGTCCTACGCTAAGGTCATCAATTTCTCGTTTGACCTGGACGCCTTCTTGAATCACTTTAGTAAGTTTGGCAATTTGTTCTGGGGTAAAGCTCATTTATTTCTCCTGTGAGTTGTAATCTACAGTACAAGTATACAACACATAAACCCACAAGTCAAGTAGATTTTCGTTCGATGTCTTCTTCTAAACAACTAGAGCCAAACTGGATCTCAATGACTTTACAAGGTGAATTAAACGGATTTTCAAGACGGTGCCACTCTCCAACTGGAATATCAATCCGCTCATGTACCCTTAATGTTCTGGAAGGTAAATTGTACCCGCCTGGCATTTGGGAATGTACATTGCATACACCTTCTACTAGATGCCAAAATTCGTTTCGGTCTTTGTGTCGTTGCAGGCTCAATGACTTACCTGGTTGGATTACCAACTCTTTAACTTTGGTATGTCGACCAACAACCGCATCATCATATAGTACGCGATACTCTCCCCATTGTCGTTTGACTAGTGGACTCTTCCAATCTTTCAATAACCAACTACTGCTGTTTTTCTTATTGGTCCCGCCAACACCAAATGCAAACTCTACATAATCAAAAATCATTTCTGGTATGTTATTCTTAGTTCTGTCACCACCGTTTGCAAATATAATTTGGTCATTAGGATAGCTTTGTTTGATTTGTTGTATTGCATCACAAGCTGAACCATCGTTATCATTGAAAATCATTGTTTCATCGACGCACTTGATGTTTGAAATAATAGCCAATCTTTCGTGCATGGGCATAAACGCACGGCCCTTCTTGCGCTCTAGCCAGCCATCACTGTTTAGCCCAACAACGAGCTTGTCTCCAAGTTTGCTGGCCGCATTTAAGTAATCAATGTGGCCACTATGTACCGGATCAAATCCGCCGGTTACTAATACTATTCTCATTTTATTGTTCTTTCTTATTAAAATTACCTACAGACTGTATGTTTCCGATGATAAGTATTACTATAATGCTATTTACCGAAATTTTTAACTGCAAATATCCAATTGCCGCAATGGCAATGAATCGTGTGTCTGACATACGATTGGCCAAGGCCATTAGATCAGCTGGGGGACTTCCTAGCCTATCAATTTTTAATTACTACACTGGTCCCAACTCAGTAGACATTAGCGCATTTCGTCGGGATCTAATAGATTATACCGCTGACCATCCCGACGGCAGTATTCTAATTAGCGTTGGATCTATGCAGTATTCATCCAAAAGCTTTGTAGACCTAATGATAGAATTTAATATCAAAGCGGTTGAAGTTATCAGGGGTGATATAGTTGGACTTAACAATGAAAGTATTGGTATAAACAACTCTGCAAAAGAATTAAAAAAGCATGGAATATTAACCTTTGTTAAAACGCTAGGCATATATGATTTAGAAAACTTAACAGAGGTAAGTGGAGTTATTGTAAAAGGTGCCGAGGGTGCAGGACGCGGGCATGTCGGCGGGAAATCTTTAAAAGAACTAGTTCTTGAAGTTCAAGAACAGTTTCCTAACATGCTAATCATTCCAGCCGGTGGCATTGGAAACAGCGAGCAAGTTAAAGAGTATATGGACATGGGCGTGTTTGCAATAGGCGTTGGCACAATGTTTGCCGCATGTGCAGAGAGCAAGATATCAACAGAATCAAAGTTAAAAATGGTATCAGCATCAAGCGCAGACCTGGCCAGGCTTAATAACGGATCCTCTACTGAGTACAATCAATCAGCATTGGTATTTGAAAAAGTTATCATGCCAAATGATTTTAACAATACAAGAGGTCTCATGAAAGGCATTGTGAATCCAAGTTCTGGACACATCTTTGCTGGCAAAGGAATAGATCATATTACTGAAATATTACCTGCCAGCGAAGTTATACAACGACTGGTAAAAGACTTATAAAGAATTATTCTTTAGGAACTCAAACAAGGTTCCATGCAAGTGCAAATCTTTTATACCCTTGAGAATCTCTTTATTCTGGTATGCAATGGTACTGAGTTGACTATATGTGAGCCCTCGGGTAACAGGGTCTAGGTTACATAGTCTTTGTATTTCATCTGCTACCGCACCCAGACGACTATTGTGATCTTCGATTTCGTCGTAGCGTTCGTTTAAGACACCAGCAAATGTATTGAATCCAAGCTCACGAAGCTTCTTTAAAAATCCTGCAGGACCAACAATGATAAAAGGATGTCCGTGTGCAATGGCTTTAAATGTTTTTTCACTGATAAAGATTTCTTTTTGGTTCCAGGCAGTTTCTGTTACCACACTTAGAATGGTGCGTTCGTAATGGTCTGACACTACTGGACCATTTGTAGTAATGTTATAGTCGTCAATGACCATGCGGTCCTGCAATAACGGTATGTACTTTTCCTTATACTCAGGGGAAACATTTTGATCCTCATTGAGAACATCTTCAGCAGTTTGTCTGAACCCTTCGTAAAATTCACCTTCGGGCACAAAGCTTACAAGTCCATGTTCTGTCAAGTTGCGAAGTTTTAATTCGGCCACTAGTTGACAGCGATGTGTTCTTAAGACTCTGTTATAGTTTAGGAACCACTTGTCTTTTTTAGCATAGTCATGCTCTACTTCAGTATCCATCCATTGGTCTGACCATTCGTTGATAGAAATAAAACTCAAATGATTTTTGTAACCAGGATCGGCTAATTCATTGGCCTCATCATGCGAAAGCAGTTCGTTTGCGTAAATGTACTGGTCATCGGTCAAATCAGGCCAAAATTTGGTAAGGTGATTGCGGAACATTTGACCATGTGCAATGATTCCTTCATGCTGTGTTAAGAAAATAAATCGGTCGGAGTCTTTGAGTTTTATCTGAGCCTTTATTTTATTGATTAGCAATTCAGCTGGCTCTTCAAAATTGATTTCGGGTACACTAACATACACAAAGTAAAATGCTGGCTTGGTAGCATCTAGTGTTACATTGAATGTGTCATTGATTTTTCTAAAAATACTACCACTATAGACAGGTGATAAAAATGCCCCATTGATGGCCGGCCTACTAAATTTAGGATTGCCATAGTGTATTACCTTGCATCCTTTGACAGCAGTCACAGTTCTCCAGGGATCAACTACAATGCTACCCGGTGCAAATTTAAAATAGAATTGTTCAGTATCAACTTCTACGCCAGTTCCAGCATAGGTAATTGCAGGATTATGTGCAAGTAAAATTACAGCTGGACCAGTTGGATAATCTGTGTCTCCAGTTAAAGGATCTGCGTATGTAACTTGTACATTGTCGTATTGTGCATAGTGACCAACCAGTAGGCTGTAGCTACCAATGGTATATTCAACATATGGTTTATAAGCTTTGCCATGTATCACAATTGGTAAATTGTTTTCTTTTGCAAGTGCAGTAAGTCTATGCGCCATATTCATTGCTTGTGCATCTCTACTGCCCATTATTGCCTGAAACAGATCGTAACCTAAATTTAAATCCTTGGCAAGCCAGCGCAGAGCAATATTATCTCTAGGATGGCAAGCACCCGCATCGCCCATGCCAGCGGTTAGATATCTTGGACCTGTGATACGCTGTGTGGCGGCTTTGAGTGCATCTGTTACAACATCCACATTGATGTTGCCATTCTTTTCAGCAACATCTTGAATCATGTTCACCATGCCAATTTTGGTGCTGATAAATGTATTGTAGAAAATTTTAATTGCTTCTGCTTCGTCCCAGGTACCAATGTTGATGCGTGGCTCATTTTTCATCAAAGGCTTATAAAAGTCAATTAGCTCTTGTGCATCGCCAGTAACGCTTCCGTCTTCTGTACCAATGATCAGGCATTCAGGATTGACCATGTCCCACTTAACA